GGCGCTTTTTGCGGCTTGGGTGTGCGTCTACCCTCCCACGATACAAAGAGCGTGTTGCAACTCGCCTACGGCGGCGAGAGAGGGGCTTGCGCGTGGCCGCCGCGCTTTCCTTTCAAAAATCCCATGTGTCCCGCGCTGGAACAAACTCAATGATCGTTCCCTCCGGCACGGGGTCGCAGGGCTCACCGTCAAAGGCGTTGCCCTGCTTCGTGCAGATGTCGGCCGGTCTGCTCCGGCGCGGGTCGACATCGACATAGAGCCGACCGTCGCACTCGTAGACGGGGCGATCCCAGCTGTCGCGGCCTCTGTGTTCCAGCCGCAACACTGGCGCGGCGCAGAACTCCTCGTAGCTCATGTGGCCCTCCGCTTTCATCGCGGCACTGGCAGCGGCCAGCTCCTCGGGCGTCCAAGATTTACTCACAGGTATTGTCTCCCTTCTTCATCGTCCACGGTGAAATGATAGCCCTCGGTCAAAAGCACAGTCCCTTTGATTGGCGCGTGGATCATGACGGTACGGCGACCGATGTAATCCGCTGGAATTTCACCGCGCTCGACCATATCCCGAAAGTACGGGCAATCATTCCAGCGGTCGGTGTACTGCTCACGCGCCCACGCTGCGGCGGAGTAGTGCCTCCTCATGCGCCAGTTCTCCGGCGCGGAGACGATAGCCCATGCGGTCAGCGGCCGCCGATCCCCCGTCATGTCTTCCAGCGCCTCCACCGTGCCGCAGGCATCGCAGATATGGACCGTTGCCCTGCGGCTCAGTGCGTTGCGGGTGAGGCTCTCCGCATCCATCGTCATCTTCCCGCAACGGGGGCAGGCAAAATGCCCGCCCTGCTGCTTCTCTGCAAAACGCTCGATCAGTGTCTTGGCTTCGTTCTCGTTCATAGAAATCTCTCCTTTCTCAGAACTGTTTGATGATGTCCTGCGCGTTTTCGCCGTAGTAACTCTTAATCCATCTATCGGCAAGGATTTCAATGTCAGTGGTGCGCTCGTAGCGCACGTCAATCAACAGCGTTTGCGTTGATGTCTTAACCGTCATGTAGTAGCCTGTGCCGTAGTGCTTGTTGTCGGTGGGGGGAACGAGGGTAAATGTGAGACTTTCGGTAAAAGGCTCGCCCTCACAGGTTGTCCCCTTGACGGTAGCGTTCATAGTGTTGTAATCCATATCGTGTCCTTTCTCCCCGTCGTGCCGATAGGTCAGCCGGTCATGCAATTACAACTTGGCGTTGTAGTCTTTCAACTTGACTTGGATGATGATTTCTTCGCGGCCCATGGTAACATAGGTGATTTTGGCTTCCAGAACTCCCGGCATCGCTTGCGCTGGGATTTTGTATAAGCTGCGGAAGTGGCCGATCTCCTGCATACCGGCTTTCACCACAACGGGGATTTCATCGCTGGCCGCGCCGATCTGACTGCAAAAGTCGAAGACAGTAATTTTTCTCATGCTCAATAGTCCCCCTCAATACATTCGTCTGCTTCGGTGTAATATGCTCCGTCGTAGCCTTTTGCCATGACCTTTTCGTAGCAGCCGAAGCAGACCAGCCGGAAAGTGATGCCGTGGCAGTCGCGCGTAAAGGTCATGTCCTCCCGCAGAAACTCGCCCTTGCAGACTGGGCATTCAATCTTCCGCACTTCCTCCCAGCCGGCGTCTTCCAGATCGTCGAAGCCGTTCCAAACGTCCTCCAAGACGATCTGCTTTTCCTCGTTGACAATCAGGCACGCGGCTTCGTCGCCGTAAAGTTCGCTTTCGAGCAGGAACAGGTGTGCGGTAAGCGTTTCCGGTTTGCCGTCCACGTCCGGGGTAATCTTATAATCGCCCTCGTCAATGACGTACCACGTTCCCTTGTGACCGGTGATCTCAATGCCGCCGCTGCTACGATCCAGCTTTTTACTCATCGTCATCGTCCTCCCCATAGTCTTCTTCAAAGCGGCCCTCGGTAATGCCGCCGTAGGTGTAGCCGTTGTCAAAACTCAGATAGACCGGCGTATCTTCATCGTACTGGGCGAGGAAGTTAATCAGCTCGCCGGCCGTCATCGTTCTGCGGATCTGGTCGATGCCGTAACCTTCGCGGAAAGTAGAACAAATCAGCTTTTTCATTGTCGGCGCTCCTTTCTCAAAATCTGAATACCAGCCCTTTGACCTCGCGGCGGCCTGATGGATCGTGCAGCGGATCGCGGGTAACAGTTCCGACGCCCTCCAGATACGCGCCCTCGGCTACCAAGGCGTGGACACTTTCCATGAGCGCGGTTGACTGATCTGTGACGATAATCTCGTCAATATCAGCTGCGGTTAATGCAGCAACGAATTCTTTCATCACGCCGTCCTTAATCTGACTGCCCCATGGAAGCGCTCTGACCTCAAACATATCGACTCGGTCTTCCGTGCTCTGCTCCCAGCTCCGGTATGCGTAAACCTGTCCGCGAGTAGGGTTCTTCTCCGTGTCGCGGAGTTTTTCAAAGTATTCCTTTGCGGTATCTCTGTTGAGCGTATCCAAAATCTCCTGCCTGATTTCATCGGTGATATTGATCTTCATCGTTGTTGCCTTTCTGCCCTCGTGACCTCCGGGGCGGGCGGTGGTTTAGCAGCAGTAGAAGCGGAGTTCGCCGTTGACCAGCTCATACATGAAGCAGGCGCAGTCAAAGCGGACGTAGTTCCAGTCGGTGGATTCGTACACGGGCGCGCGGTCGAAGGTGCCGGACTTGCGAAGGCGGCTGTGCTTGTTGACCTCGTAGGTGTTGACCTCGTGCAGAATGTGAATCTTCTCGGGAGCAAAGCCACACTCGTCAGCGATAAACGCCTTGGCCTCCTCGTCGGTCATCGTCTTGCCGCAGTCGGCAAGGTGGGCGTAGTCGTTCTGGCTCATGTTCGTGCCGGCACCATCGCTGGGCTTCCATTCAAGCTCGCGGTCCAGCTCGGCGGTCAGCTCGTCGATCCGCTTTTCACGGTCGGCCATATCCTTCTTGTACTGCCGCTCGCTCTCCAGCAGCAGGCTGTTCAGTCGGTCGATCTCGGCGGCCCTGGCCTTGCAGAGCTTCCGCGCCCCGCCGTCCTTGACGAAAGCCTTACAAAAGGCGTCCTTGTCACCGTCGAAGTCGTAATAGGCTTCTTCGATCTTGGCGTACTCTTTGGCGGTCGGCTCGAAGCCGGTGCGGTCGATAAACTCGGACATCATCATTTTGCGTTCCTCCTTGATTTTTCTGCCTTACTCGGTTATAATCAAGGCGGCGGGAGTAAGGCTTCCCGCTCGCCTTTCGGGGTGTTTGAGTAGCGGCGCTTTAGCGGGGGTCGCTACTCTTTTTATGCCTTGACCTTGCTATCTCGCACGATCTTTGCGGCGGTAGCCGGATCGTCGGCGGTTGCTTCAATCAGCTTTGCGATGTTCTCTAAGAACTGATTGAGCTCGGCGGTTGTCATCTCGTTCAAGTCCTCACTTCCTTTCGTAAGAGGCTTTCGACCTCTGCCTTACGAGTATTATTATAAAGGATTTCCTTTCAAATGTCAACGGTTTTCTTTAATGTTTTCCTGTATATTTGAAAATTTTCATTTGACATTAGAAAGGTTTTCGTTTATATTATGTTCAGGAGGTGTGCACATGGATATTTCAACAAAGATCAAGCTCGCGGAAACCTATGCGAAAATGAGCGAAGCCGAACTTGCCCGCAAAATGGGGACGACTTCACAGGCCTTCGGTCAGCGCATCAAGACTGGAAAGTTCTCTTCTTCCGATCTTGACGCGATTGCTTCCGCGCTTGGAGCGAAATTTGTTTGTTATTTCAAATTTCCCGATGGGACAGAGATATAAAAATAGCAGGCGTCAGAGCGGCGCCTGCTATTTCTTCATTTATGCCCGGCACGGTGGCGGAGTTGCTGTGCTACATAGGGCGAATCTCTTTTGCTTCGGGTGAGCAGGTCACTTATATCGCAGTCGAGGGCCTCACAAAGCAGGTCCAGATGCTCAAGGCTGATTCGTGTGGCGATTTCATGGTAGAGGTCGTTGATTGTACCAGCCCTGATCCCGGTCATCCTTGCTATGTCTGCCTGGGTCAGCCGCTTCTCACCCAAGAGCTTTGATAGCTGAATTCTGATCATTGCGCGTTTACGACCTTAGACAAGAAGGACACGAAATCACTTAGAGTAATTGCAGCATGAAGATCGATCGGGTTGTCCTCCATCCAGCCCAACGCAACTGCTGTTTTTATCCCAGATTCCGCCCAGTGACCAGTTATGTCCATATGCCTGATGCTGTACTCTTGCGGCTCAACAAAGCGAGCGAAGATCATAATCATCTGCGCGCGGGTCAGAGGACTGTCTGGGGCAAACCTGCTATTTCCGCATCCAGAGAATATTCCATCCTCAGTGAGCGAATCTATTTCCTTCCGATAGGCAATGTTCTCTGTGTCGGAATAAAAGGCCAGCGTCTTTGGAGAAGTGCCAGCGGTTTCTTCGCGATCCAAAATCCCATAGAGATAGCCGGTTGCTTCCGCGCGGGAGATAATCTTGCCTTCTGGAATA